GCAAAGATGCGGGCATGCTTACCAAGCACGCCAAACTGCAACTCTGAGCAAATCATGCGCGCGGCCTTCCAAGCGAAAAGTCACTTGGCTGGAGGCATAACCGGGATAGCCTTACGAACTGCACGCTTTTCAGCTGCACGTTTGGCCCCCAGTGTCTCCAAGAAGCGCACGCCTAAATCGCGCCTCTTCTTCCGGCCCTCATAGGTCAGGTTAATGGCGTCTATTCTCTCTGGATTTCTTTTATTGAGATACCGAGAGTACGCAACATCTGCGCGACTGCCATCCAGCACATGTACAGCCTCAGTAAAAGCGCTGAGGCGTTCCGTCTCCGTCCAGGTGGATCTGTGTTGGTTGATCCACCGGACCGCCGCATTTTTCATGCGTTTGTAGCTCTCGCTATTGCGCACCTCACCACTCATATACAGTAGCAGGTAGGAGACAAGTTCTGTGTCTACAATTGTCCGCGGTGCATCATTAATCTTACGTTGCACCTCATCATCCACAAAACTGAGCTTTTCGTGTGGCATTTCGGCACATATCACGGTTTTAAGCTCACGAAATTGTGTGCGGATAGTTCGAAAACTGGGCACACATTTTAGGACACCAGGTCGGTTATCAACTCCAAGAAGTCGTTGAGGCACTTCTTGAGCTGCCGGCGCCGGCGGTACTGCGCTACAACCCTCGAAAGCTGATTGGCCAAGTCGTTCGCTAGACCATCGACTTCCGAAGTCTCCGAGTGACTGTAGCAACTCGGCTCCGATTCCAAGGCCGAAGTCGATTTGCACGTCACATCTGTCTGGGAGGCTACTGAGCTCCTCGTCGGCATCGCTAACGGAGAGTCGGCCTCCAGTGGACACACGCATGATTTGGCGTGATCGGAACGGCACGGGCATGGTGTTAGGCCTTCGAGCACCTGTCGTAAGCCAACACTGAGTGGCAGCGTCACGCCTGCTCGGGCTTGAACTGCTGCCCCCAACCTCGTGCGCCACTTGGGTTGTTGTGGCAGTTTCCATTGGCACGGGCAGCTGGAGAACATTGAC